GCCAGGCAGGTGGCGTCGAGCAAGTCGAGGAAGGCTTGACCCTGGCCGTGCGCTACGTGGCCAACATAGCCCGCCGCGACCCTGCCGCCCTGCGTGCCGCACTCCATCAGAGGGACCGTGTATGAGCACAGGCAAGACGAAGATCCAAATCGCCCGCCGTCAGCTCGGCCTGGACGATGACACCTACCGCGCCATTCTCAAGCGCACGACTGGCGTCGAGTCGTCCAAAGACCTTACCCCGCGCCAGATCGGCCGCGTTCTGGTCGAGCTGGAGCGCCTGGGCTTCAAGCCCAAGGCATCGACTGGGCGCGCCAAGCCGAAACCAGCCGCCGAGCGCGCCAAGCTGGTCGGCAAGATCGAGGCGCAACTGGCCGAGGCTGGGCGCCCCTGGGACTATGCCGATGCGCTGGCCGCACGCATGTACCAGGTCGAGCGCCTGGAGTGGTGCGACGGTGAACAACTGCGCGGCATCATCACTGCGCTGGCCTTGGACGCAAAGCGTCACGGGCGGACGCTATGAAGCTGGAGCAAGTTCGGGAGTTACTGCCGGTACAGGTACGCGATATCGCCGACCTGATAGGTCTGCCCGATACGCTGCGCCTGGTCGAACACCTCGGCGGCACAACCTGGGATTTCGCCAAGGGCCGAAACCGCCATGGGCAGATTCGTATTGCCGCGCTCGGCGATATTCTCGGCGAGGAAACTGCCGCCCGCCTGACCAGTCACCTGGGCGGCGAGAAGCTCTATATCCCAAAGTGTGACGCTGCCGTGCGCCGCCTGCGGGATCTGGAGATCCACCGGCAATTCGAGCAGGGGTTGCGCGAGGGCGTCAGCGCCAACACTCTGGTAGCCGAGCTGGCTCGCGCCAACCGCCTGAGTGACCGATGGATATGGCTGATTCTCAAGCAGCCTATGTCCGCACCAGACCAAACAGCCCTGTTCTAGTACCACGCGCGGCAATCCGTTAAATTGCCCTAACGTCAAGGAGGGAACCATGCGTTTATTACTGGCTCTACTGTGCTGCGCCGCCAGCCAGGCCCAAGCTGCTACGGTGTTCAAGTGCGTCGATGCTGCGGGCAAAGTCACCTTTACTCAACAGCAATGCCCCGATCAAAGCGAGCTGGACGATGTAGTGCGGGCGCACAACCCGGCGCCGAGCGGCAGTAGCCAGCCCGCAGAGATGGCCGCCCGCCCTGGTGGTCAGCGAGAGGCGTTGCGCCGGGAGTTTGGTCAGTTGGTGGATGACATGCGCGCCCCAACCCGGCAGTCGGCGCAGGGCGTGAATGTGGTGGGGGGTGATAAGCCGTGCTCAACGGGCATGAGTGAGCGTGACGAGCGTACTGCGGTAGTGCGCAAGCAGGCTGTGCAGGGTATGACCCGCCAGCAAATCGAATCGATGTACGGCAAGCCGGACAACACCACAACGGCCAATGGCGAAGTGAACTACCGATACTGGAATAATCAGGCGCGCACCTATACCAGTGTGCGCTTCGACCAAAACGGTTGCAGTGACTGGGTATACCAGTCCCGCGATAAGTGATGCCTCAAACAAGGCCCGCCCAGTGCGGGCCTTGTCATTTCCACTGAACCCCTTCCGCCTGCCGTCATTTGCCATGCCGCCGACCATGGCGGCATGAACACTCTAGATCCCAGCACTCTCACCAGCCCCCGCGCCTACGCTGCTGCCGTATTGGCCGAGGCCGCGCTCGACCGCCGCCAGTGGCTGATGGAGCGTTGCCCGGTCGATTGGCGCGCTCAGGTCGAGGAGCACGTCAAGAGCGCATTCCCGAAAGTCGCAGCCTACCGCCGCCACCGTGCCGGTCGGGAAGAACAGGCGCGCGAGAAGCCACCTGCCGCACAGCGCCGCGATGCCTCTCCGAAGCCACGGCGCGTGACCAAATCCGCCCCCGAGGTCGGCAATGCGGCTATCGCCAAGCTACGCAACGCCATCGGCAAGGGGGGCGCATGAGCCTGAAAACACGCGTCATCGGTGGCGCAATGGCCATTGCGCTGCCGCTGGTGGGCTACTACGAGGGGCGCAATCTGGCTGCCTACCTCGACCCAGTAGGCATCCCAACCATCTGTTATGGCAGCACAGCCGGGGTAACGCTGGGCCAGACCCGCACGGCGGCCGAGTGCGATGCGCTATTGGCTGCTGAGCTGGGTGAGGCCATCGCTGCAGTTGACCGCCTGAGCCGCACGCCGCAGCCAGATACCCGCCGCGCGGCTCTCGGGTCGTTCGTTTACAACGTCGGCGCCGGAGCCTTCGAGCGCTCGACCCTGCTGCGTAAGCTCAACAGCGGAGACGTTGCCGGTGCCTGCGCGGAGCTGAGCCGCTGGGTGTATGCCAAGGGGCGCCAGCTTGCGGGCCTGGTCAAGCGCCGGGCGGCTGAGCGCGAACTGTGCGAGGTGGGCCTGTGATGTTGGGGTATACGACTGCGACAGAAGCCAAAGCACTCGGCTGCACCCACCATGGCAGCTATTACGGCATCCCGCTTTGGATGGGGGCCATTGATAGCGAAGCCCCGTTGGCGTTCGCCAAGTGGGCTCCTCTCGATTATCTGATTCAACCGTTCTCGATCATTGAAGGCTTGCTGTTTCCGCTGGTGCATGGGCCTGGCGCACAGCCGATGTTCATGTTCAAGGTGAAGGGTGAGATCGAATGAAGTGGCTCAACCTCCTGCGCCCTCTACTGCCCCTGGCCATTCTCGTGGTCGTGCTGTTGGGCTGGTATCTGCTAATCGAGTCCTGGAACGCAGAAGCCTACCGCAAGGGCTACGGCGCAGCACAGACCGAAGGCGCCCTAGCCCTGGAGAAGCTACGCGGCGAGCACCAGGAACAGGAGCTGGCCCGCGCCCAAGCTGCCGAAGCAAGTGCCAAAGATGCTGCGAAACGCCTGCAGGAAGAACAGGCCCGCAACGACAAGCTCGCCTCAGACCTGGCCGAGCAACAGCGCCAACACCGCAAAACAACCGACTACCTCACAGGGGAGATTGCCCGTGTCGCCGACCTTTACCGGGAGGCGCTCGACGCGCCGCCTAAGCCTCTGCCTGTTTGCGTGTTCACTGCTGGCTTTGTCCGCGTGTGGGACGAAGCCACCGGAGCCCGAGCCCCAGCCGCTTTGTCTGCCGCCGCAGATCCCGAGCGAACTGCTGCGCAAGTCGCCCGCGCCCGCGCCGCTGAGCAACTCGATTCAGGCATCAGCCAGGCCGCTCTCCTGGGACACCACATCCAGTATGCCGAGCAATGCCGCAACACAGCGGCACAGCTGGACGCTCTGATCGACGCCGTGGGGGGCAACTGATGGTGATGGATTTTACGCAGGCCGTGACCTGGGCCATCTCGCTGCTGGGCATCTTCAGCACGCTGGTATTCGGCCTGGTCAAGCTGCTGCTGAGCCAGATGGAGAAGCGCCTCGGCGAGCGCTTCGCCTCGCAGGAAAAGGAGATTGCCAAGCTGGCGGAGCTGGAGCGCGACTTCCTGCGCTTCCAGGCAGAGCTGCCTATGCAGTACGTCCACCGCCAGGACTACGTGCGCAACCAAACAGTGATCGAAGCCAAGCTGGACGGGCTACGGGACAAGCTTGAAGTCGTCCAGATGAAAGGAGCCAATCAATGATCGATGCCGCCAAGATTCGCCGTGAGTCGATGCGCTGGTACATCCTACTCACCCTCGACAACGCGCGTCCGGTAGACCCGCATGAAACCCTGGTAGTGACCACCATCCAGGCGATCTTTGGTGATGCGACCCAACATGAAGTGCGCCGCGAGTTGGACTACCTGGCTGACCGCAGCTTGGTGAAATTGGATAAGCGTCCTGATGGTGTCTGGGTCTGTGGTCTGACCCACTACGGCGTCGACATCGCCGAGTACACCATCGAGTGCAATCCGGGCATTGCCCGGCCGGTGCGGGGCTGAGCCTATGCCACCGCGTAGCAAAGTGGGCCAGCTACCCGCCAAGGTGAAAGCCTGGCTGGATCAGGCGCTGGCCGAAAACAATTTCAGCGACTACGAAGCCCTCTCTGCCGAGCTGGCTGGCCGGGGCTTTGCCATCAGCAAGAGCGCGCTGCATCGTTATGGCCAGAATTTCGAGGAGCGCTTGAGCGCCTTGAAAGTGGCCAGCGAGCAGGCCCGCGCGGTCGTGGCAGCGGCGCCTGACGAAGAAGGCGCGGTGAATGAAGCGCTGATGCGCCTGGTGCAAGAACACCTGTTCAAGCTGCTCATGAGCGAGGGTGGCCAGTTCGACCTGCCCAAGGTGGCCAAGGCCGTGGCCGAGCTGGGCCGGGCCTCGGTGGTGCAGAAGAAGTGGCAGAGCGAGGTTCGTTCCAAGGCCGAAGCCGCCGCTGCCCAGGTCGAGAAGATCGCCCGCAAAGGCGGGCTCAATGCCGACACCGTGGCCGAGATTCGTCGGGAGATTCTGGGGGTGGCGGCATGAAGCGCGCCCCCAAGCAAAGCCCCGAGCCGCAGCTTTCGCCCCTGGCCGAGATCCTCTCGGTCGGCAAGGTCGTCAACGTGCCAGAGGTATTCCTCGGCTACCAGCAGCGCTGGGTCGGCATCCGCGCCCCGCTCAAGGTCGGTGAGAAAAGCCGCCGTATCGGCCTGACCTGGGCCGAGGCCGCCGACAACGTACTGGTAGCCGCCAGCTCCACCCAGGCCGGTGGCATGAACGTCTATTACCTGGGCTACAACCAGGACATGACGGTTGAGTACATCCAGGCCTGCGCCATGTGGGCGCGGGCGTTCAACTATGCAGCAGGCGAGATCGAGGAAGGCATCTGGGAGGATGAAGACCCCGACAAGCACATCAAGACGTACACCATCACCTTTCCCTCGGGCTACCGCATCGTTGCCCTGACCAGCCGCCCGAGCAACTTGCGCGGCCGGCAGGGCATCGTGGTAATTGACGAGGCGGCGTTCCACCCCGATCTGGCCGAGCTGCTCAAAGCGGCCCTGGCGCTGCTGATCTGGGGCGGCGAGGTGCATGTAATCAGCACCCACGATGGCACCGACAACCCATTCAACGAGCTAATCGAGGAGATACGGGCCGGCAAGCGCAAGGGTGAGCTATTCCGCTGCACCTTCAAGGAAGCCGTGGCCGATGGGCTGTATAGGCGCGTGTGCCTGCGCAAGGGTATCGAGTGGACGGCGGCAAACGAGGCTGAGTGGGTCGAATCGACTTATGCCTTCTACGGTGATGCGGCGGACGAGGAGCTTGACTGCATCCCGAGCCAGGGCGGCGGCGCCTTCCTGAGCCTGGCACTGCTGGAGCAGCGCAGCCGGGCCGGGGTGCCGGTGCTGCGCCTGGACTACCCGCAAGGCTATGAGGTAATCGCCGAGCACCTGCGCCTGGCTGATAGCCTGGGCTGGTGCGAGCGTGAGTTAGCGCCGCTTTTGGCACAACTGCCGGCCGGTGCCTGGAGCTTCTACGGCATGGACTTCGCCCGTAGCGGCGATCTGTCAGTGATCACTGTGGTGCTCCAGGGCCAGGATGGCCGCAAGCCCGTGGCTTTCATGGTCGAGCTGCGCAACGTGCCGTTCAAGCAGCAGGAGCAGATCCTCTTCTACCTGGTAGACCGCCTGCCCAACTTCATGGCCGGCGCGCATGACGCCCGAGGTAACGGCCAGGCGCTGGCCGAAGCGGCAGCCGTGCGTTACGGGCATACCCGAATCAGCCAGGTGATGCTGACCGAGGGCTGGTACAGGGACAACATGCCCGGCCTGAAAGCCGACCTTGAAGACGGCACGCTGTACGACCTGCCCGCAGACCGCGACGTGATCGCGGATCTGCGCAGCCTCAAGATGATCAAAGGCGTCGCCCGCATTCCCGAGGGGCGCTCTACCGACAAGAGCGGCAATAAGCGCCACGGCGACGCCGCTATTGCCATCGCCCTGGCCCGCTTCGCCAGCCGCATGGACATCGAGCAGTACGGCTATGAGGCCGTGCGCTCCAGCAACAGCAATTCATTCGATGACGACGACACGTTCAGCGGTGGCCGCAACGTGGGAGGTGTGTGGTAATGGCTGAATCCGTGATCGTGGACGCCCAGGGCCGGCCGATTCACAAAACCGAGCTGCTCCAGGAGCTGGTTCAAGCCAGCACTACGGGCGTCTATCAAGCCTGGACGGTTGAGTCTGTGTCGGCCACCCTCGACCCGGCGCGCCTGCGCTCGATCCTCAATGCCGCCGCACAGGGCGACCATTACTCCTACCTGACCCTGGCCGAGGAAATGGAGGAGAAAGACCCGCACTATGCCGCCGTGTTGGGCACGCGCAAGCGGGCCGTCTCCGGGCTGCCGGTCGTTGTCGAGGCCGCGAGCGAGGACGAGCACGACGAGCAGTTGGCGGACGTTGTACGCGAACTGGTCGAGGCGCCCGAGTTCAGCGACATGCTCGATGACCTGCTCGATGCCATCGGCAAGGGCTTCTCGGTGGCTGAGCCTATCTGGCAACTGATCAACGGTCAGTTCTGGCCGACTCGTTACGAGCACCGCGACCCGCGTTGGTTCCAGTTCGACAAGGTCACTGGCCAGCGCCTGCAGTTGCGTAGCGAAGGCGGCGATGGGCTTGAGATTCCGCCCGGCAAGCTGATCGTTCACAAACCGCGCTTGAAGTCGGGCCTGCCTATCCGTGGCGGCGTGGCGCGCCTGGTGGCCGTGTCGTTCATGTGCAAGGCGTTCGGCCTCAAGGACTGGATGCGCTTTGCCGAGCTGTACGGCATGCCGCTGCGCATTGGCCGTTATGGGCCGGGTGCCAAGTCTGACGATATCGCCGTGCTGCGCCGGGCCGTGGCCCAGCTCGCCGCCGATGCTGCCGCCGTCATGCCGGAAGGCATGAAGATCGAGTTTCAGGAGATCGCCAACGCGGCAGGCGGCGCCGAACTGTTCGAGCGCATGGCCGAGTGGCTCGACAAACAGATCAGCAAGGGCGTGCTTGGCCAGACCATGACCACTGATGACGGGTCAAGCCAGAGCCAGGCCAACGTGCATAACGAAGTGCGTATGGACATTCTGCGCGCCGATGCCAAACAGTTGGCTGCGACCCTGAACCGCGACCTGGTGCAAACCTTCATCGACCTGAACTACGGCCCGCAGGAGCGTTACCCGCGCATCGTCCTGCAGGTGACCGAGGCCGAGGACTTGAAGGCGCTGGCCGATGCCCTGGGGCCGTTCATTGACCGAGGGCTGCCGGTAGAGGCGTCGGCCATCCTGGATAAGTTCGGCCTGTCTGGGCCCCAGCCCGGCGCCCAGGTGCTGCGGCCGCAGCATTCCATGCAGCCGCTGGCCCTGAACCATCAGCAGCAGCCATGCACCTGCCCGGCCTGCGGCAAGCACAAGGCGCTCAATGCTGAGCAGCAGCCGACGCGTGACGAGCTGGACGAGCTGGTGGCTGACGAGCTGGACGACTGGGTGCCGGTGATGAAACCCGTACTTGATCCCGTACAAGCCCTGGCGCAACGGGTTGAAACCTTCGACGAGTTCCGCGCCGGCCTGGCCGGCCTGCTCGACCAGATGGACGACAGCACGCTGATCGAGCGCCTGGCCCTGGCCGCATTCAAGGCCCGCGCCAAGGGCGACGTGAGCGACACGCTATGACCGGGCCAACCCGTGAGCCGCTGCCCGTCCCTGTGCCAAAGGAAGCGCTCGACTACCTGCGTGCCAAGGGCTACCGGGTCGGTTTCGATCACCGCGACGTGTTCCAGGAAGAACACGCCACGGCCTGGACGGTGGCCAAGGCCATGCGCCTCGATATCCTGGAAGCGATCCGCGCGGCCGTGGACGAAGCCATCGAGGGAGGCATGACCTTCGCCGCGTTCAAGCGCGACCTGCAGCCGCTGCTGGAAAAGCTGGGCTGGTGGGGTCGTGGCGAACTGCTCGACCCGCTGACCGGGGAAACGCGCGAGGTGCAGTTGGGCAGCCCGCGCCGGCTCAAGACCATCTATGACGTGAACCTGCGCCAGGCCCACGCGGCCGGCCAGTGGGAGCGCATCGAGCGCACGACCAGGACGCACCCTTACTTGCTGTACGCCCTCGGCCCGAGCCGGGAGCATCGCCCTGAGCACGTGGGCTGGGCCGGCATCCTGCTGCGCGCCGATGACCCGTGGTGGCAGACGCACTTCCCACCGAACGGCTGGGGCTGCAAGTGCTGGGTGCGCCAGGTAAGCCGCCGCGAGGCCGAGCGCCTGCAGGCGTCCGGTAGCTACGTCACTACGGCGCCAGACCTGGGCATGCAGGAATACGTCAACCAGCGGACGGGCCAGGTCGTCAGCGTGCCAAAAGGCGTAGAACCGGGCTGGGCGTACAACCCCGGCAAGGTGTCCAGGCTGGCCAGGGCGCAGCAGCTCCTGGACGAGAAAGAGGCCGCTATACCGGCCCAAAGCTGACCCCGCCAAAACGGCTCACCACGCAACGAACGGCGGTTGATGGCTACCACGGCCAGGGGTAAGGCTCGAAAACAGTTTCTAACGCCGGTCTAACGCGGCCTGCGAGGTCGCCTAATGGCTATTTGAGAGCAAATCGGTAAGGATAGAGGCTCATCTAACTAGCAATGGAGTGCGCGCAGTGTCCCGTCGCCCCGCCCCTAAAACCATTCATTACGTCCGTGCCACCTATAACAAGGGGGCTGAACCGAAGAAAAATTTCGAGCAACTGGTTCGCCAAGCGATGAATAAGCTGGGCCGAATGGATCAGACCGATATCACTATGGCTACGCTGGGTGTCGTGAGCGTACGGCACCGCGAAACCAAAACGGGCGAATCGTTGAGGTTGTCCATTGGCGCGGGTGTTCCTGGCGAGCAAATGAGCACTGTTGGTATCAAGGTGCCTGCTGCCTTCGATAGCGACCAGACCGCAAGCGCTCCCTCAAATAGAGCATTTAAGCATGGTGATGCCTTCGTACTGATCGAGGAAAACGATCTGCTCATTATCACTGATGGCCCATTCCGGGTTACTACCGTGGGCGTTTATCTACGTGAGCTTTTTGGCAAGGCTGACCTGAAGAATGAGACTGCGGCGTTTGAGCTGAAAAAGGTTACCAATCAAAACACAAAGGCCATTCTGGAAGCGGAAGGTATCAAGGAACTCCGGCTAGGCACCACGATGTACCAAGCTACTGATGCCCTGGATAATCTCGATACGCCGTCTGTAAAAGCTAAGCTGAAAGCCTTCGTAGGCACGCTGAAAAACGCTTTTGCCGAGGACGTGACGGACAAGGAGCTTCAGCAGTTGGCAGAACACTGGGGCGAACTACAGGTCAGCACAGTTATCAGCGCCAAAGGTGGATCTAAGGCTGATGAGGTCGTTCTAGATGCAATGCTCAGCGTCGGCGAGGATGTGCTGCAAGAGACCGAAGATGGCGTGGACGTAACTGTCATTACCCAGAAAGGTACGCCAGTGCGAATGAATGAAGTCTCTCCCTCCAAGAATATCCGTCTCCTGCGTCGGGATGGCGCGAATGACCTGATCAATACGGAGGTTTATGCG